CAGAAAGTGGAAAAAAGATGAATAGTAAATTACTATTAACAGGCTTAGGGCCAATCTCGAATAAGATCGCTTCGCATAAAGCGGCGCAAGCTATTATTTATGCTGATCAAATTAGCGAAGCTAGAAATAAGGTTGAAATCAATTTGGTTTCAAATAAAATTTCTGATTATTCAGATTATTATGCGCTTGCATTCTATCATGGAAGCGATTGGAGTGGCAACCTAAATCTATTTGGTGGAATTCAGGCATATAAGAATAGAGAATTCCTTGTTGCTCTTTCTCGATTTAAGGGAGCGGTCAATTCTTTGATAGTTGATTTCCCTGATTATGCATCAATGTTTCAAGATAGATTGGAAAAGGCAAACTTGACATGGCCAGATGTCGATTGGGAAGGACTAAGGGCTGTGCAAGATCGTGCGATCACGGTTGATCCAAATACGCTAAAACGGTATAATCGAATCTCTATAGGAGATAGCCATGCTATTTGTATGTATCGTCCTCGGTGGGAAAATGTATCTCGACCATTTTCTACATTACATGGATCAATCAACAAAGGCTTTGAAACGTTTATCCCTGCAGGTTCAGAGTATGATATTATTGAAACATATTTTGGAAACATTGATATTCGACATCATTTGTGCCGGTTTGACGATCCAATCCTTGAGGCTAAAAAGTTAGCTGATCGATATGCTGCAGAATTAGAACGGATATCTCTTAAATTTGGTGCTAAGACACTCGCTTATGAACCTCTGCCTATCGAGTGTGAATCTCGTAAGGTTCCTAAAACTGGCTGGTATAAAGGAACACCATTCTTCGGGTCATGGAAAGAGCGCACCGAAGTACGCGAAGCATTTATTTCCCAGTTGCAATTAAACGCGAATGTCTATAAGTGGACAGAATCACTAAAAAACCAGGATGGGTATCTCAGCTTTGATGCAATGGAAAAACCGCAATCAGTGCATCTTTCTCGAGCATCATATCCGCATTGGCAAGGTAAAGAATGGACCGAACCAGCTGATTTGTCTGGCAACTTAGATGAGTTCTTTGCATAGATAAAGCTTTACAAATGACCATATTTATGGTATAATTAAATCTTCAATTAACAAATATTATGTCACTACTAGAAAAACTAAAGAAATCAAGTCGAGTCACTGGCACAGATGTGCTATCAGACTCTAAGCTATTCGGCGAAAAGGAACTTACTACTACAGCAGTTCCTATGGTAAATGTCGCCTTATCGGGAAGTATCGATGGTGGATTAGCCTCAGGACTTACTGTCCTTGCTGGTCCATCTAAGCACTTTAAAACATCATTCGCATTACTTATGGCATCGTCGTATCTAAAGAAACACGATGATGCAGTACTGCTCTTTTACGACTCAGAATTTGGATCACCTCAATCTTATTTTGAAGCATTTGATATTGATCCTGCGCGTGTTCTTCATACGCCTGTTACTAATATTGAAGAACTTAAATTTGATCTTGTTCATCAACTAAATGAGATTGATCGTAAAGAAAAGGTAATTGTTGTAATTGATTCGGTTGGCAATATTGCTTCTAAAAAGGAAGTTGAAGATGCTGAAAATATGAAGTCAGTTGCGGATATGACTCGTGCGAAAGCTCTTAAAGGCCTCTTCCGCATGATCACACCAATGCTTACAATTAAAGATATTCCACTACTTGCAATCAACCACACTTATATGGAACAAGGAATGTTTCCAAAGGCAGTTGTTTCAGGTGGTACTGGTGTAATGTACTCAGCAGATAATGTATGGATCATTGGTCGTCGACAAGAAAAGACTGGTACTGAAATTACAGGTTATGACTTTGTGATCAACGTTGAAAAATCACGATTTGTAAAAGAAAAGTCAAAGATTCCAATCTCGGTTTCTTGGGAAGGTGGTATTGAAAAATGGTCAGGCCTTACCGAAGTTGCTCTTGATCTTGGATATGTGGTTAAACCAAAAAATGGGTGGTATCAAGCAAAGAATCCTGCTGATGGAAGTGAGCTCTCTGGTAATGTTCGCATGAAAGACACATTGAAAAAAGAATTCTGGGATAACATTCTCGAAAAAACTGATTTCGCTACAGCGCTTGAAGAAAAATACAAAGTTGCGTATCGATCAATCCTTGATAATAATGAGTAACAATTATGTTTTCGTAGAGAAAGAGGACTCTGAACTTTATTCATTAAAGATTGTACAAGGTCCTTATAATAAGGTAATATATACGTATGGCGCAGTTACGATTGAAGAAGATATTGAAAATGACTTAGCGCGTCTTAAATTCAATTATGTTATTGAAGAAGTACCACCACCGTATTCAAAAGAAGAGCTTGAAGAAAGCAATGAGTTCCGAAATTATATCGGAGACATACTAACAGAAATATTAGAGGATCAAACAGCACAAATTGGTAATGCAGGACATACAGACGATAATACTGAAATCATTGACGAATAATGAGGCGTTCCTCAGAAAGGCCCTTCCGCATATTAAGAAGGAATATTTTGAGGATCATCATAAAGCAGTCTATGATTTATTCTTGCAGTTCGTAACTAAATATAATAAGTTGCCAACTCCGGCCATTCTTGAAATTGAGTTTCAGGAATCAGAATATACTAATCGTCCTGTTGCGAATGATGCACTCGCTTTAATCAAAACTCTTCATGAAGAAAATAAGGTTGAATTAGAGTGGTTAATCGAATCGACAGAGAAGTGGTGTAAAGATAGAGCAGTATATCTTGCATTGATGGAATCGATATCGATCGTTGATGGTAATACCGACAAGGCCGAGGGAGCAATTCCTGATATCTTGACAAAGGCCTTGTCGGTCACGTTTGACACCAATGTCGGTCATGATTACTTTGAAAATGCTGAAGAACGATATGACTTCTACCATCTAAAGGAAGATAAGATCCCCTTTAATATTGAACTTCTTAATACAATCACTAAAGGTGGTGTTCCAAGAAAGTCTCTTAATATTATATTAGCTGGTACAGGTGTGGGAAAATCTCTTGCGATGTGTCATTTTGCTGCAGATGCTCTTGCTCAAGGGAAAAATGTGTTATACATTACACTTGAAATGGCTGAAGAGAAGATTGCCGAACGTATCGATGCTAATCTATTCGATGTAGATATTTCTACTTTGACAGACCTAAGTAAAGATGCATTTATTAATAAGGCGCATATCGTCAATCAAAAGACGCATGGTAAGTTAATCATTAAAGAATATCCTACAGCTGTTGCTCACGTTGGTCACTTTCGTTCATTGCTTAATGAGCTGAAGATGAAAAAGAAGTTTACTCCCGATGTCATATACATTGATTACCTTAACATCTGCTCAAGCTCAAGAATCAAAGGGTTGGGTGGATCTATTAATACGTATTCTATGATTAAAGCTATTGCTGAAGAGATTCGTGGTCTTGCTGTTGAATATAATGTGCCTATATGGTCAGCTACTCAAGTCACACGCACTGGTTTTGGTAATTCTGATGTTGAGATTACTGATACGTCAGAGTCTTTTGGTTTGCCAGCAACTGCTGACTTGATGATTGCTCTTATATCTACAGAGCAGCTTGAAGGCATGAATCAGATTATGGTAAAACAATTGAAGAATAGATACAACGATCCTACAGAAAACAAACGGTTCTGTGTTGGAATTGACAGATCTAAGATGAGATTATATGATGTAGAAGATTCCGCACAGACATTATCAAGCGACGAAACCACTACACCAGCAGCTTCAACAAATAATGACTTTAGCGCCTTTAAAATTTAATGGTTGTTTCGGTTACAGGTTCGTGTAAGTCCAAGAGAGAAATGGCAGAAGACATTGCTCATTTCTCTCTTGGCATTTTAGCCCCAAGACTAGGCACTAAATTAGAGGTAGACATAGTATTAGTCAATAAATTGAGGGACAAAGAAAGCATCGCGGGAGATTGTACATGGGAAGATAGTTCCTATAGACCTCGTGAATTTACAATACGTGCCGATTCCTCGCAACCAAAGCAAGAATTACTTGAAACTATTGCGCATGAGATGGTGCATGTAAAACAATTTGCTAGAGGAGAGTTAAAGGACACCAATTC